CGGGGCGGCTTATAAACCCCGGCACTTATTCAGAAGCATAGCTGGCTGTTAGACCCGAAGCGGCAACAGCAGCGCCCTCTAAGACTGGATACGGAAGGTATCTTAATATGGCAATTACGTATACCCCTACGACCAACTTCGGTGCAAAAGATTCGTTGCCTACTAACGACCCCGATAAGGTCATTAAGGGTAGCGAGTTCACCACTGAGTTCACCGCGATTCAAACTGCTTTTGGCCTCGCCGCTCCCGCAGCGTCCCCGACCTTTACCGGCACTGTAACGATTGGCAGTGTTGACATTAATGGCGGCGCTATTGACGGCACCATCATTGGCGGCGCTACGCCCGCTGCAGGTTCTTTCACGACTGTTAGCGCTACCGGCAACATTACGGTTGGCGGAACGGTTGATGGGCGTGATGTAGCCGCTGACGGCACGAAGCTGGATGGCGTTGAAGCAGGCGCTGACGTAACCGATACGGCTAACGTAACGGCTGCTGGGGCTTTGATGGACAGCGAGTTGACGGACATTGCGGCTGTCAAAGCGTTGAACCAAGGTGTTGCCACTACGGACAGCCCGAGCTTTGCGGGGCTTACTGCTACCGGTAGCGTTAGCCTCGCAGGCGCCTCGACCTCTGCTGACATCACCTTCGGCGACAACGACAAGGCCATCTTCGGTGCTGGGTCGGACCTGCAGATTTATCATGATGCTTCTGACAGTGTCATTCTCGACAACGGCACAGGCAACCTGAAGATACAGGCAGACGACCTTGTACTTAAAAATGCTGACGGTTCAAAAGAGTATTTAAAAGGCACTAATGGTGGCTCAGTCAGAATCCGTTACAACAACACTACCGTTTTAGAAACCACCGCCACCGGCATCGACGTAACCGGCACCGTCACGGCTGATGGGCTGACGGTTGATAATGGAAGTGTAGCAGGGTCTTATGCAGTAATTAGCAACACAGAAGGCTCTGCAAAGTTTGGAACTGATAGCAACTACGCAAGAATACTTGACGGTAGCAACAACATATTACTGGCTCAGTCAAACGCTGAAAGTTATTATTATAACAATGGCGTAAAGGTAATAAAGACGGCCTCAGGCGGCGATATCTCCTTCTACGAGGACACCGGCACGACCGCGAAGTTCTTCTGGGATGCGAGTGCGGAGCGGTTAGGTGTTGGGACGAGTAGTCCCTATGGTTTGACGCATTGGCAAGACAACTCAACAATTAATTTAATTGCTACAAACTCTGGTGCTGACAGTCAAACAGACACTACTGTTTTATCTTTAATAGGACAAGCACGTAGTTATGGAAACAATATTGCAAAACTAGCAAGCATTGATTTTAAAACAGACGCAACAAGTTGGTTTAAAGGAAACATTACATTTAATGTTGCAAACAGCGACGGTACTAATCCATCGTTAACGCCTCTTGAGGCCATGCGCATTGACGCCAGCGGCGTTGTTCAAATTTCAAACGCAACACCAACTCTTAAGTTCACCGACACTGACAACAACTACGACGCAACGATACAAGGATTAAGCGGCTCTTTAGTTTTAACGGCTGATAGTGGTGCTGAGTTTGGTACTGAGAGCATACAGTTCAAAACTGGTGGCAGTGAAGCCATGCGCATCGACTCCAGCGGCAACCTGCTGGTGGGGAAGACTTCTTCAGGCATTGCTAACTCTGGTTTTGAGGTTGGTCAATCAGGGCAAATTAATGTAACCCAAACAGGCGCCGTTGTTGGTCGCTTTAATCGTAAAACGTCAGATGGGTCTATCTTAGAGTTACAGAAAGACGGCACCACGGTGGGGTCGATTGGTGTTGAAGGCGGTGACTTAACTATTGGAAACGCTGATACTGGCCTTCAATTTGTTAATACTTCGCAAATTATAAGACCACAAAACTTAACCACAAATTCGGCTATTGATGCTCAGGTTGACCTTGGGCAACCAGCATACCGCTTCAAAGACCTCTACCTCTCCGGCGGCGTCTACCTCGGCGGCACGGGTGCGGCGAATCTGCTGGACGATTACGAGGAGGGGACTTGGACGCCTACCGTTGTGGGTTCAACGTCTGGGTCAATTACTGGATTCACAGTTTCGGGCGCAAACTACACTAAAGTAGGAAGAGTAGTAAGCCTTAATTGTTATTTGTCATCGGTTGATATTAGTTCTTCAACAATTTCAGGTGAAGTAAGAATTGCAAGTTTACCATTTACTTCCGCTAATTTTACTGGAGTTGTTTTAAGCACATATTGTAATTGGTTTACATTAGATGAGTCAGACATAACAGTTTCTGGTTACACGCAAGGAGATGAATTAAGGCTTTTAAAAGGCAGTTCAACTAGCCCAATCACAAACTCTGACTTAAGCACTGGTGTAACTAATGGCGTTATTATGATTAACGTTGTTTATATGACATCTTAATTACCTCAAGTGGACTCTTGAGGCGGACCAAGGAGAAATACAATGGCATTAACGGAAGAAAGTTTTGCAGATAAGGTGGAGATCGTAGGCGACTTCAGCCACGTTCAGGTGCGCGTTGCCACCGTCATTAAGCGCGACGGCGAGGAGATCAGCCGGTCTTTCCATCGCCATGTGATCCAACCCGGTGACGACTACAGCGCCGAGGATGACAAGGTGAAGGCGGTGTGTGCCGCAGTTCACACCCAAGACGTAATCGACGCCTACGCGGCGCACATGGAGGCACAGAATGTTTAACTGGACCATCTCGACCCTTGAGCGCGAGCTTTCCGACGGGGGCGTTATCGTGGCGCACTGGCGCTGCACGGCCTCTGACGGCGACTACAGCGCTTCCTCCTATGGCACGGCGGGCTTTACCCCTGACCCTGAGTCTGAGGACTTCGTGGCCTATGACGACCTCACCGAGGCTGACGTACTGGCTTGGGTGTGGGAGAGCGTGGACAAGGACGCAACCGAGGCAGCGCTACAGGCCAAGATTGACGCTGACAAGAACCCCGTAACGGCTGCAGGAGTGCCTTGGTAATGGACGCTTTCTTCGCTTTCTTTGACGCATTCCCTGCATGGCTTACGGCGATTACGGCGTTAGTCTCCGCAGCTACGGCCATCACGGCACTGACCCCTACGAAGGTTGACGACAAGTACGTAGCCATTGCGCTCCGTGTCCTTAACGTCGTGGCCGGTAACGTAGGCAAGAACCGCAACGCTGACGGCTAGGCCCCGTGGACGGGCCTGATCAGCTAGAGTTGTTGCTGTCGCTGTGGCCCGTCTTTGCTGGCTTTATTAGCTTGGTCATAGTGTTAGCCAAAATGCACAGCGAGCTGGAAACCGTAAAGGAAAAGGTTCGCGTACTGTTTGAACTTTGGAACGGGCGGGACAGGTAATGCTACAACAGCTAATTGGTCCCGTCACAGGACTGCTAGATAAGTTTATTGAAGACAAAGACCAGAAAGCAGCGCTTGCTCATGAGATTGCTACGATGGCTGAGCGCCATGCGCAAGAGCGCGCCATGGCCCAAACCGAAATCAATAAGCAAGAAGCTTCGCATCGTAACATGTGGGTTGCTGGGTGGCGCCCTTTCGTAGGCTGGGTGTGTGGCGTAGCGCTAGCGTGGCACTTTGTTTTAGCCCCAGTTGTTTTATTTGTTGCGTCGTGGCTTGACGTATTCCTTCCGCCTCTCCCCGCATTTGACATGGATAGCTTAATGACTGTACTGCTGGGCATGTTGGGCCTGGGCGGTTTGCGCAGCTACGAGAAAGCTAAAGGACTTACACGTTAATGCAACAGCTACAAGACAATGCTCATAAGGTTGCAGATACGCTAACGGCTACGTCTGTTCTTAGTGCCATTACGGCCAATCTTCCGCTCATCACTGAGTGGGTGCAATTAATTGCTGCACTGGTTGGTATTTGTTCCGGCTTGGCGGCGCTGCGGTTTTACTTAAAGCGTACGTCTAATATTGGCAAGGAAGACTAATGGGCGGGTTTAACTTAAACATTCCTTTAAGCTTTAATGGCATTACTATTACGCCACAGCAGATTCAAAATGCTGTAGCTGCACAGAACGCACAGCCGGCGCAAACGCTTACGGAAGCTGTAGCTGCTATGCCAGCACAAGCGCCTGCTGCTACTCCGGCGCAAGATGTCGTTCCGGCGCAAAATGTTACTCCAGCAACTGTAGCCGCGCCGGCGCCTGTTACAACTACTAGTCCAGAAGTGGGCAAAGCAGGTGGCGTTGTGTCTGCAGGCTCTATGGGCCTTCCTGGGCTTTCTGATCTTGAAGTAGCTACGTCGCTTGGTTTAGAGTACACTGGCGACCGCGACCAAGATCAAATGGTTCAAGACGCAGTAGAACAAGCACGCGCTAGTGAGTTTTTGTTTTCAGAATCAGCATTATCTGATGAAGAGCTTGCGCAACGTACGCAACAGTTTGAAGATACTATTGCGCAGCTTCAAACTGACAAAGCTATGCAAGAGCAGTGGTTTGGAGAGCGTGACACTCGTAAGTTTGACTTAAGCCCTGCCGATATTCTTAAGGTAGCGGCTTCGTTTGCTATTCCATATGCTGCTCCGCTTATTACTGGCGGCGGAATGCTAAGCACTATGCTTACTCAAGCAGCTCTTGGCGGCGGCCTTGCAGCAGCAACCGGTGAAGACCCAATTAAAGGCGCATTAAGCAGTGCGTTTTTAACTAACCCTGCGCAAGCGTCGGCTGGGACTAACCTTGGCAAGCTGGCAAAACAAACTGCTGAAGTTTTTGGCAACAGTAAAAACGAACCGGCTCCTGACGCACAGCCTGCGTCTGTGGTTGAACAAGTATTTGCTGACGTGCTTCCGCGCCCTGACTATACGACTGAGCAGCCTACGCCAGCCCCTGCGCCTTCTTTGCCGGTAGATATTACCGAGCCTCCTTTGCTTGAGCCGGATATTCCTACGCCTGTTGTAACGCCTCCTGTAAAGCCTACGCCTACACCTGTTGATAGCGGCGGTGGTGGCGGAGCGCAATCAGGAGGTGCACAGCAGCCAGCAGCGCCTACGCAACCGGAAGATATTACGCAAGACACCACAGCACCTGAGGGCTTTGAGCCAGTGCTGCCGCCAAGCTATTCAGAAACTATTAATAATGTTCTTGAGCAGCTTGATGTGTTTCGCCAAGAAGGGCAAAGCAGCACGCAAGCAGTGCAAGATGCTGTAGATTCTGTTGCAAGCTCTATGGACATGACGCGTGAAGAGTTGCTTGGTGAGCTGGGCACTACGCAAGAGAACATCCTGGCTGACATTGCGGTGCGTGACGAAACGCTTCGTGGTGAAATGGAAGCAGGACAAGCCGCTGCGGCTGAAGAGCGTCAGGCTATTATAGATCAAGTAGCGGCTAACGAAGAAGCTGGTATGACTCGTGACGACGCGCTTCAAGAAGCCATTAACGCCGTTGCTGCGGCTAACAATACGACCCGTGAAGACCTTCTTGGACAGCTAGGCGCTACGGAAGAAACGCTTGCAGGTCAGATTGAAACGCTGAGTGAAACGGCAGCTACGGAACGTCAAGCAATTATTGATGAAGTGCGTGCTAACGAAGCGGCAGGCATGGAGCGCACTGATGCGCTTCAAGAAGCCATTGACGCCGTTGCTGCGGCTAACAATACGACCCGTGAAGACCTACTAGCAGAAATGGGCACCTCTCAAGAAGCAATCCTTACGGAAGTTAACACGCAGCTTGAAGGCATTACGGGTTCTATTGAAGGCTTGCAGGGTGGCGTTACGCGAAATGAAGAGTTGATTGGTGCTGTTAACGACCGTCTTGATCAATACGTAGCAGAAGGTCAAACGCGAGCGGATGCGCTAGAGCAAGCCGTTGCGGACGTTGCGGCCCAAACTGATCAGTCCTTTATGGACGTGCTTGGCTACCTTGACGACCTGCAAGAAAACGTTAACGTAGATGTTGAGAACGTACGCGTTGCTGGCGAAGAGGGTCGTCAAGCAATCCTTGATCAAGTGGTAGCTAACGAAGCGGCTGGCATGGAGCGTGACGCAGCGCTAGACGAAGCTATTGCTGGAGTAGCAGATAGCTTAGGCGTTGCTGTTGAAGACCTGCTGTCTCAAATGGGCACAAACCGTAGCGAGCTTGAAGGCGCTATTGGCACGCTAGAGCAGCAAGTAGCAGACGTACAGACTAACGTGCTGGAGCAAGTAGCAGCCAACGAGCAGGCCGGTATGGACCGTGACGCTGCGCTAGAGACTGCCGTTAACAAAGTGTCTGAACAGCTTGGCGTAACCCGTGAAGGTTTGCTAGAGCAGCTAGGTGCTACGGAAGAGACTTTAAGCGGGCGCATTGGCGAGCTACAGACCAGCGTTGAGCAGCAAGTAGCAGACGCTCAGGCTAGCGTGCTGGAGCAAGTAGCTGCCAATGAAGAAGCCGGAATGGCTCGCGATGAGGCATTAGACGAAGCTATTGCAACTGTTGCTGACAACCTTGATGTAGCCGTTGAAGACTTGTTGTCTCAAATGGGTACGAATCGTAGCGAACTTGAAACGTTAGTTACGGAAGGGCAACAAGTTCTTGAAGAGCAGATTACGCAGTCTCAGGAAACGGTGCTAGAAGAAGTAAGGGCCAATGAGGCTGCAGGACAGAGCCGTGACGAAGCGTTAAGCAACGCCCTAGAGGGAATAGCGGCTGATCTTGGCGTGGCTGTGAGCGACATTCTAAGCCAAGTAAACGCTAATGAAGCGGCAGGCATGGCGCGTGATCAAGCTATTGGTGAAGCCATTGGCGGTATGGGTCAAGAGCTGGGCTCTGGGCTTATGTCTGTGGCTGCTGAAGTTTCAATGTTTCAGCCTAAATGGAACGAGTTGTTTCAGTACACTACGCTTAAGCCGTATCAAAAGAAAGCTATTACGCCGTTTGCGCAATACATTACGCAAGCTAAAGGAATGTTATCATGACGTATTTGGAAGCAGTGAATCAAGTGCTGCAGCGCCTCCGTGAAGACACCGTAACGGACGTAACGGGTCTTGATGATCCCGTAGCGGAGATGGTTGTGTCGCTTGTTAACGATGCCAAGCAGCTTGTCGAAGATGCACACACATGGAATGCACTGCGCTCTGACTGGGCCATTGCGACCACCGCTGGCGACAATCTGTACAGCTTGACAAATGCCGGAAATTATGGTAAAATAGAGTATATCGTTAAGGACGACGGAACGGAGCTTACGGAAGAAACGCTTTACAGCTTGCGCAAACGACAAGCTGCTTCGCCCGCCGATAACAAACCAAAATATTATGCTGTTAACGGTACTGACGCTAGCGGCGACATTCAGCTACAACTATTCCCGCAGCCTGACGCCGTATACAACTACACCGTATATGGTTTTAAGCGTCAAGCAGAACTTAGCGACAAGGCTGACGTATTGCTTGTACCCGGTAAGCCTGTTGTGTACACGGCGCTAGCTATGGCAGCACGTGAGCGTGGCGAAGTAGGTGGTCAAACGGCAGCAGAGTTGTTTGCGCTGGCCGGTACGTACCTTAGCGACGCCATTGCGTGGGACTCTTCGCTTAACGATCTTGACAATATCTGGATGACTGTGTAATGGCGCAGCAACAACAGAACATTACGGTTAGCGCTCCGGGGTTCCAAGGGCTGAATACGGAAGACTCTCCGCTTCAGCAAGACCCTGGCTTTGCGCTTGTGGCCGACAATGCTGTTGTGGATAAGTTTGGTCGTATTGGTTCGCGCAAGCCGTGGACGGAGTTTACCACTGCGGTTAACGTAACGTATAGCGCAGCGGTTGGCGTAGCGGACACGCAGATTAAGACGCACCGCCTAGGCAATGGCGACATCAACGGCGTTACGTACGTGCTAGCTACGGTTGGTGTGTATCAGTATAACGCCTCTGGCTCTTTGCTACAAGACGACTACTTTATCTGCAAGCTTACCACTAGCTCTGGTCCCGTGTACGAGCTAGATGAGATTAGCTACCCAACGCTTATTGACGACAGCGCTTTGGCTGACGCTAAGATTGTTAGCTTTAACGACAAGCTATACGTTTTTAGCGCTGGCAATGAATGCCTTGAATACGACGGCAGCACTATTGTCAAGCTGTTTACGGGCACCAATGACGTAGACTACATTAAGCCGCAAGACGACAGCGGCACCCTTGCCGCAGTTATTAACGGTGACGTAGCTACAGCCGCTTACGGGCGCTTGTGGGTTAGTGGTGTTGACGGCGACTACCAAACGATTTACTACAGCGACCTCCTCATTGCTACGCAGTGGTACGACGGACGCGCTGTGCCCGCTGATGCGCAAAACACTGGCGGTATTCTTAACATTAACGAATACTGGCCGCGTGGCACTGATCGTATCGTAGGGATTGTAGCGCATAACAACGCTCTGTTTATTATGGGGCGTCAATCTATTCTGGTGTATAACAACGCTGCTAGCGGCGATCCAGCAGGCAATGACGGCATTGTACTGGCTGATACCATTAGTGGTATTGGCTGCGTAAACCGTGACGCCATTGCTAACATCGGCTCTGACGTTTTGTTTGTAGACGACTCCGGTGTGCGCTCTATTGGCCGCACCATCCAAGAAAAGTCTGCACCGCTTAATGATTTGACTTCTAACGTACGTCGTGACATTACGGACATCATTGCGCTTACGGCTGACAAGACCACCATTTCGCTGTCCTACTGGCCTGATGAAAACTTAACGGTTGTTAACTTTAGTAACGACTTGCAAGCCTTTGCGATTGAGATGCGAGCGCCTAGCGTAACGGGTGGTAACAAGGTAACGCGCTGGACCAATACGGTCTGGGAGCGCGCCATGTACTACGAGATTGACGGCGAGGCTCGCGTGTTGCTTGCAAGTAGTGCTAGCAACTACGGTTGTTTCCTATACGAAGACGGCTTGAACTACAATAATCAACCGTTTGAGTTTAAGTACGAGTCTAATTCGTTTACGTTTGGTCAACCAGCTAACACTAAGTTTATTAAGCAGATTGACTTTACCGTTGTGTCTACGCTAACGGACGCTCAAGCGTATGCGGGTTGGGGTTATAGCGGGCGCCTTGATTATACGAAAGCTTTGACGATTGCAGCTCAAGCGCCTGCGCTATATAACGTAGCATACTTTAACCAAGACGACGAATACGGTCCCGGCCTTACGACTGTCCGCCGCTATCGTGTTAACGCTAAAGGGAGCGGTGAGTCTGTGATTATTGGATTCCGTACTGAAGTAAACGGTAACACGTTTAGCCTTCAAGAGATTAACGTACAGACCCTTATTGGGAGGATTATCTAAATGAGCCTTTTTGATTTGCTGGCAGGTGCCGGTAGCGCTGCTGCTGGCTACCAAATGGCTGAGGATATTCGGCAGACTGGCCGTACTGGCGCACAACAGATGCAAGCGCTTGGTCAACAGCTACAAGACCAATCAGCTTTCCGTGGCTATGGCGTACAGACGGGCCTAGGACGCTCTACAGTAGCGCCTACGGGGAGTTTGGACTTGGGCGTAGGGCCACAGCAGGGTCTAATGCAAGGCGGTCAGCAGCTCTATGGGGGCGCTCAGGCGGCATTAGGGCAGGCAATGCAAACTCCTGCGGCTCGCGAGCAAGCAATCTTTGAACGCGCTATGGCTATGCAGAATCCAGCGCTAGACCGCGCACAGGCCGCACAGCAAGCCCGTGAGTTTGCTATGGGACGTGGCGGACTGCGTGGCGCACAGTTCGGTGGCACCGCTGAGGATGCTGCTATGGCCCGTGCACGCGCTGAGGCAAGCAATGCGGCAGCCTTCCAGGCTATGCAGCAAGCACAGCAAGAAGCGCAGACGCAGACGCAAGCAGCTAACGTGGCTGGTCAGCTTGGCCTTCAGGGCTACACTACGGCGTTTAGCCCAATGCAGCAGCAGCTTGAGGCGCTTAAGCTTGGCACTGGGCAAGCAGAGTTGGCACAAACTGGTCAGCTTACCGGAGCAGGTTATGGTTCACAGCTTGGCTTGGGTGCGCTGCAGTCGCAAATCAACGCAGAGTACGCAGCAAGCCAGCTCTTTGGTAATTTGTTTGGCGCCGGTATGAATGCTATTCGTGGCCTTGGCGCTAACACTGCACCGGGAACCAGCTTTTGGGATGAACTCAAAGGCATCTTGGGTATTTAAGGAGACAGCAAATGGCAGGTAGAGATGCAAGCGCCAGTCTTGGCGGAATGCTGTCGCAGATTGGCGGAACGATTGGAAGCATGGGGCAGGCGGGTCAGGGCTTGATGGCGCCGATTAGCACCACGTTTCGTCCTAACGTAGATGTTTCAGACCCGTTATCGCTACAACGTCAATCACAGTTTTATGGAAAGATTGGAAACGTAGCGCAGCAAAAAGCATTTGCAGATCAAGCTATTGTTGTAGACAAGCAGCAGAAAGCGCAGCGTGCGCAGCAAGGCCAAGCCGCCATTGTTAAAATTCAAGAAGCAATGACGGCTACCATGAATGACCCCGCAATGCCAGAAGAACTTAAGCGGCAGCGTATTGCTGTATTACAAAATGCAGCTAACGAAGCAGCGACTAAGTTTGGCTTAGACCCTACGCAAACTATGGACATGGGTCGTGAAGTACAGTCTGGATATAATGCGTTAGAAACACAACGCGAAAATTTAGAAGCAATTAGCCGCTCAAACCAACGACAAATTGGAACTATGGCGTTAGAAGCTGCTGCAGATAATCCAGAACGGTTTGAAGAAGTAAAGAATGATTTGAAAGCTCGCGGGTTTGGCGATATAGTCCGTGGTTACGAATTGGGACAGCAAGAATACGAAGCTAAAATGGCAGAGCATGAAGCTAAGATTGCAGAAAATGGGCAATGGACCGCTGAAGAAACGGCACTGGCTACTGAGCTTGGCGTATCAACTAGCGAACTAGCTACGTGGAAGTCTAATCCCCCGCGTGGGCGTATTGCTTTGCGTCAGCGTGCGCAGTCTGAAGCTGCTAAGGTACGCACTGAGCAAAGAGAGCGCACCCTTGCAGACGGTGTAGTGAAAGACCTTGTGCCTGGAGTGTTGCGTACGCTTAAGCGCGAAGGCTCTGAATGGTTTGACATTTTTGATAAAGACGTAGAAGACCTTGCTGACGACATTCTTAGCGACGAAGAAGCGCTTGCTGATATTACGGCGCTAGTGCGCGCCTCTGGCGTAAAGAACCCAGCAGAAGTTAAAGAGATTCTTCTTGCTGAAATGCGCAAGAAAGACCAAAGCATTTGGCAAGAATGGGGCTGGGCAAAGAACGCTGTTGATTCTTATAACGAAGGACGCGGTGTTAAAACTATAAACGTAGACGGCAAAGAAGTAACTATTGAAGAAGTTACGGAGTAATAATGCCAACATACAAAATCACTGTTGACGGTAGGACGTTTAAGGTTACCGCTCCAGACCAAGAGAGTGCCTTAGCGGCTCTTAATATGCAAGAGCAAGACCTTACGACTACCGCCGAGGACATTCAAGGCGCAGGCACTAAGATTCTTGACGGCTTGCTGCTTGGCTTTGGTGATGAAGCCGCAGCGGCTATGCGTGCTGGCATTGATGTTGGCGTTGCGGGGCTGTTTGGTGAAGAGGCATCGTTATATGGCGGCGACTTCTCGCGTGCCTATGAGAATATTGTGGTCCAGCAGCGTGACGTTGAGAAGCGCTTTGAGCAGCAAAACCCTAAGCTTGCGCTTGGACTTGAAGTTGCTGCTGGACTGCCCACTGGAGCAGCTACCGGTAAGGCGGCTCTCATGGGCGCTAGCAAGGCCGCAGCGGCAGCAGGTAAGGCAGGTACTACCCGTGCCTCTAACGCCCTTGCAGGGGCTGCTGTAGGCGCCGTAGAGGGCGGTACGTACGCACTTAATGAGAAGGAAGGAGATATTGGTGAGCGCATAGACTCGCTTACCATGCAAGATGCCTTAATCGCTGGCCTTGGCGGCGCTGCTGGCGCTGTTGGTGGATCGCTGGTGCGCGGCACGTCACCGGAAAGCCGTACCATTGGCGAGTTGTCTAGTGGCGTAATGAATCGCTTAAACACGGCTGCTAAGTCTACGGCTATTAAGACCAAAGAAGTAGCTGATGATATTGGCGAGGTGGCGTACAAGGCCGTAGAGGCTGTGTCGCCTGACTTAGCGAAAGCTGGACGTGATACTATTCACCAGCTTAGCGACGTTGCAGGCGAGACGCTTACGTCTATGCGCCCTGCCTTTAATGAAGTGAAAGACGGCTTTGATAAACTGTTTCAACCTGTTAAAGACTATGCTGCAAAGAAAGTAAGCGCACAGTTTGGTGCGCGTTTGAATCGTGGTGCTATTAACGGTCAGCGTATTATCAATAAAGTAGACGAGCTGTTTACGCGCAACAAGATGTTTGAGTTGCGGGACGTTGCCGAAAAGAACGACTTGCTTAAAAACGCAATGGCCGACTATGCTAATCCAAATCTTACGCCTAAGCAGCGTGCCGTAGCATTGCGTGCCGTTAAACGAGAGCTGAACGACAACGCCTTGTTTAACAACTTCCGTGGCTTTATTAAAGAACAAGAAGGTTTGCTTAACGACATTGCTGTCGGTACGCAGAATGTTAAGCGCAGCCGTGGCTATATGTCTGTTGCTGCTGATTCAGATAGCAAAGCAGACTTGGCTACTCGCTCCCTTGAAGCAGAGCGCAAAGCAAGCGAGCAAGCTGCACGTTTGTCTACTGCTGATGTAAGCGCCAAGGAGAAGATGAAGACTGCGCGCTTAAACGCTGATGGTACTGGGTTGTCTAAGGCGGGCACAGAAGCCCCGATCATGAACCCAATCGACTCTCACCACTACTGGATGCGCTCTCACGCTCAGCTAAACGAAATGAACAAGGTGCTGGGCTTACGTGGCGCACGCAGTGAAGAAGAGCTGGCTGAGATTGCACGTGGTGGTTTCTTTGGCAATCAGCTACGCAATAAGCTTAAGTCTTCTGGCTACAGCGACGAAGCAGCAGGCAATGCTGTAGAGATTTACAATCAAGTTGTGTGGGGCAGTCAGCGCGGTATGGCTAAGGAGTTTCAAGCCATTCGCAACGTAGGCTATGCGTCTGCTATCGGCAACCCTTACGGTGCAGCGCTACAGTTTCACGATTTGTTCAATAGTGCCTGGGCTAATGGGCGCCGTGAGACCCTGCAAGCATTGGCTAGAAAGAACGGCTTTGATATTAGTGTTGAAGACGTTGGTATTGCGCAACAGATTCACAGCGAGATTGTTAATGCGTCGCGCAGAGCAGACGGCTCGTTTAGTAATACAGCAATCGCTGATTGGGCAGCAGACCGTTCTCAAAAGCTTGTTGATTGGTCCATGAAGTATTCAGGCTTTAGAAAGATGGACGGCTGGGGCAAAGGTAAACTAATGTCTGCTGCTTTGGGCAAAGAATTTAATCAGCTTGCTTCTAACCCAGCAAAGTGGCGCAGTAAGTGGCGAAATACGTTTGACACAGCGGAGCTTAACGAACTAGAAACCGCGCTTAAAAACAAAGACACTAATAACGATTTAGTTAAACAGCTTGCGCTGTTAAATCTTTCTGATCTTCAACCTATTAGCGCTGCAAGCAGTTCTCTTAGGCAGCTATCTACCCCTAATGCTCGGCTATTGTACATGCTCAAGGGCTTTGCCATGACGCAGCTACAGCTTATTCGTAAGCGTGTTGGCGGAGAGCTTAAGCGTGGGAACAAAAAGGAAGCGTTAAAAGATATGCTCGCTTACTTTTTGATTTCTGGCGGCGGGTACGGGTTGGTTAACGAAACTAGGCAGCTTGTTAAGCTAGAGTCTCCTGACTACGGTAACGTACCGGCCCTAGCGTTCTACCAAATGATGTCTATTCCGACGCTTGGTGCCTTTGGTGGCAACCAGTACGCTGCGCACTTGTTTGCAGAAAACCCTTACGAACAGATTACGTCTAACTTCTTGCCTGTTGTTCCTGTTGTAGAGGCTGTTCTTAAAGACGTAGCGGAGTTGTTTACTGAAGATAACATTAAGAAACAGCTTGCGCCAAACGAAGTAATTAAAACGCTTCCGGTAGTTGGTCCGTTCTTTAAGAACATTGACGAAACCTTAGAAGAGTAAAACGCAACGCCCGCTACGCATGACGTGTAGCGGGCGCCTTGCTTTCCTATAAGTCCTCCTCCTTCACGAAGATGCCGTGGCGCATCTGTCCTTTGCGGTTCTTAATCTTATTGTAGCTGACCGTTAGCGCCTGCTTTAGCGTAAATCCATTGCGCGTCGCAATGTTAATCAACACTACCAAGCAGTCGCCCAGTTCATCCCGCAAGTCAAAGCCGTCATGAACATCCTGGTCCAGTTCGTGCACTTCCTCTAGCAGCTTGTGCATTTGCGCTGCGTCGTTGCTGCCTAAGATTAGGTTGCGGTCGTCGTGCCATTCAGCTACAAGTTGTTCTAGTTCTTCAAAGCTCACTTCGTTAACTCCCTTGCCCATACACGTTCATTGATGTGGCTGTTGTAGCAGTGGTTAGGGTCAAACCAAAACAAATCGTCCAGTGCGTCTTCCGCTTTGGCCCAGCCTTCGCGGTGGCAGCGCCCCGATACGGACTCATACGGCAGTCCGTTTAGGAACACTACGTTAGCGAGTACAGACAAGGCGTGGAATACGCGATGCAAATAGCTCTTCACACCCCATACCTCCACTCAAGCAGCATCTCCAGATAGTGAATAGCTTTACGCAGGTCTTCAGCGCCGCCCTTGTCTGCATGGCGCGTTACGTACTTGATGACGTTGCCTTCCATGTAGCCCAGCCCGTTCTTGTAAATGTACTCAATGGGCTGAATGGGTAGCTGGTAGTGGTCGCCACCTTCCTGCCGATTAGTGGACGGGGCCTTCGTAGTCTTCTTCTGCATGTCCCATAGCTCCAGTCAGTAGGTTGAATTTGCCCAAGTCGAGTAGCATGTTAACAGTGTCCGGGTGTAGGCCGTTAGAGGCTAGCACAAACTCCCGGTCCTCGATGAAGATGACGCAAGCAGCCTCTACCGCTACCTCTGGGTTCTCTTCTTCAAAGTTACCAAGCGCTTCGCGCAGCTTGAACAGCATGTCCCGCACCGTAATGCGATCTTCTTGCTTCTTCTTCCCGAAACCCCCTTCGATTACCTTTGCCATGTTAGTCGTTCCAGTCGTCGAACAGCTCTAAGTGCTTCTCAAAGCGTTCTCTATTGTCAAGGATGTGGCTGCGTAGTAGGTCCACCAAATCGTGTGTGTCAATGTCGCACAGGTCAACTACCTCCCACGGGTCACAGTGTTTTAGCACAGCTTCAATTAACGGATCGTCTTGCAGCGGCACGTCAAACCCTCCGAATCTTAGAGCCAAGGTCCATAGGCTCAACGTACGGCGTACCGTCAATGACCACGCCGCACCCGATGATGGGCTTGAGCTTGAAGTGGCGCCCATAGGCAAAGGCGAGGTGCTTCTGGTTTACGCCACAGCCTACCGACATTCCCCATACCAGCTCCCTGTCGCTAGCCGTGTAGCTCACGCCAAGGTTGCTGTGATTGTGGCCTGACACGGTGCACTGCATGCGCTGCTTGGCGTCGTTACGGAAGCCGTTCACACCGTTAGCGGTTTCACCGTGGTGGTACAGCACGCCATCAATCTCAATTTGTTCTTCGATAAGCCAGCCCTCCGGCATATCAAGCAGCTCTTCCAAGGGCCGCATGTAGATGGAAGGCTCCATGCCCAGCTTGCGTAGCTGCCGTGCAGGGATGCGGTCATGGTTACCTAGGATTAGCGTGACGTTAGGGAACGCGTCGTACCAGCGCTTCGCCCGCTCAAGCGCAGACTCATACTCCCCGTGTACGTTGTGCAGCAGCGGCTCGCTGTCGTGGAAGCTGAGGCTGTGGTTGTCGATGAAGTCACCGATGTGCACCACAGTGTCCACATTCCACAAATCAAACTGCTCCTGACAAAACTCCAAGTAGCCGTCTAGTTCGTAGGGTAGGTGTGTGTCTCCAATTATTCCTACACGTGCCATGCTATTTACTCCTTTCTGCGTTAGTCTTTGCTTGGTGGCAGTCTTTGCATAGCACTTGAAATCCATCAGCTTCACAGAACATGCGCTCTACGAAGCCGGGGAGATCGTCATAGCTACGTAACGATCCGCACTGTACTATGTGATCTACTTCCACTTGCCTTGCGCCAAACCAGCCGTCGCAGTGTGCGCACACGTAGGTGTTGTACGCTACCTTGGCGGCTTGCTTAGCGCTGTGCTTCGGTCCCCAGCGTTGGAAAGCAGAACGTAGGGCGCTACGTATAAATCCAAAGTAGCGTGCCTCCGTCCACTTGCCGTCATTGCGTGTCCTTGGTACCTTCTTGCTCATCTAGTGTTTCCACCGTAATGCGTATCACTCCGTGTTCTTTCATCCATAGTAGTGCCATCCTGGCTATCGCTCTTGCTTGCTTTGGGTATGTGACGATGTGTGTAATCTTCATGCTGGAAACTCCCACATCTGTCCAGCTTCACGCCTAATCCATAGCTGTCTCCCCTGTCGTAGTAGCCAGTCGTCTAGTATTTCCTCCTTCTCGTCAACGCACATGCCCACCTTGTCAAAGGCTTGAGAGTATACGTCACGTACGTAGGCGTACATCTCAGCGGGATCAAACATATCTTCAATAGGATCAAGCAGCGTGCGCGTAGCTTTCTGGCCCAAGCGCTTGAACAGTCCGGGGATATTGTCCGTAGCGTCGCCAGTCAGTAGCTGCTTGTAAAAGAAACGGTCTGCATCTTCCGGTGACACGTTGAATAACTCCCTACGCCTCCAGTTCCAGTGCCAGCCGGGAACGCCGTACAGGTCTTTGTCCAGCGTTGCGATTCCGTGCCCGTGCTGGTACGCCATGTACCCAAGCTTGTCGTCTGCTTCCTCGCCGTGCACAAGCTCAGCGCCCAAAGAGTCAATCATGTACTCCTTGAGCGCTGCGAAGTGTGCGGGCTTATCTGACTTCCGTGTGCCCTTGTAGGGGTAGGTATCGCAGCCGTACTGCAGCCGGTAGTTACCGTCCCCTGTCAGGTAGATTTCAGCACCCTCCGCCCCAAGCTGTTGCATAATCTGCTCGCAGACGGAGCGTGCTGAACGACAGGCAAAGGCAATGGGGTCATCCTTGGCGGCGAACGCCACGCTATACAGAATGATGTCGCCGTCCAGACCCCAGCGCATTACAGCACCTCAGCCATTGCGTCTTCGTCAGACGTTACTTCAGGCTGTACCAGCTCTTCAACAGCCATGCTAACCAGCGACGGACGAATCACACCGTCACGTCCCTTGTACGCCTTAACCTTAGCGCGCACGATGGAGCCGTAGCCGATCTCGCGGGGGTCGCCCTCAAACGGAATCTTGCCATCAGACTCAAACAAGATTTTGAAACGTCCGTTATTGTCAATCGGATACTGCGACTTGCATTCAATGAACTTGCCACGTGCGTACTTATCGTCGGGCTTTTGCTTAAGCTCAACGCCTAACTCTTCCAGCCGCTCAATAGCACGCTCGCTAAGGTTGGTGAGTTGCACGCCGTACTTGCCGGTGGGTGCGCCGCGATAGGTAATCTCGTCAATCAGGGACGGGAAGCTAACGGTAGCGCGGAGAGAAACGATTTGATTTTCCATGTTTAGTTCCTTGTCAGTGATCCGGTCGTTCTTTGACCGTGACTATATTTTCTCATAAGTGGCTTGAAATGTCAAGCGGCTAATACAAAATTTCCGTGGTTTTTATGAAATCCAAAGTGCTGCTCAGCTTTCTTACGCACAGCTATGGCTTCATCAAGGTCTTCATAGTAGCCTAAAAAGATTTCGTTACGATTAATTTTAATCCTAACGCGGTACTTTCCATTGTGTATATCAATACCGGGAATGCCTGTTTTGTTTGTTTTATAAAGACGCATGTTCCTTGAGTTTTCTAGTGAGCTAACAAGCCGTAAGTTTTTGATTCGGTTGTCTGCTCTATTGCCGTTAATGTGGTCGATGTACATATTTTTTGGGTCTTGTCCATATACCCACATCCATATCAGGCGAGAAGTTTTATACAGTACCCCATCTATACGTGAGTTTCTGTAGCTAGCAGACAGCATGGGTTTTGCTTTTCTTGTTCCTGTTTTGGTTTTACGTACAAACGCCCCGGTGTCTTGGTTGTAATCGTACAGCTCACGGAGCAGCTCTTGTGAAGGTAACGGTCTGGTTTTCATCAGTGTGTCTCACTCCAGTTGTTTCCAATTTTGTATTCACCGTCCAGCGGACAGCGCAACTTTAGCTTACGTCCTGCCTCCCTTATCGCGTTACGGAACACTGCGCCTACTTGCTGCGCATACTCTTCAGGCACCTCTACCTGAAACTCGTCATGCACTTGGGCCACCAGCTTGTATGGGTAGCCGTAGCGCTTCAGCTTTTGCGTGGCAATTACTAGCGCTTGCTTCATTACGATAGCGCCAGCAGATTGCAGCAAGGTGTTGAGTGCTGCATGTTCGCTGCGTATCAGCACACGGCGCCCGTCAAGCCCTGGAAGAGAGCCGCTAATGCCTTGCCTAGCCACCTTGTTAATCAGCCGTGAAAGGGCAGGCAGGCTGTCTAGGAAGCGTTGCTTGAGTTGTGCACCCTTGCGTGACGAGCCGCCTACAATGCTACCAATCTTGGCGTCACCGGCACCGTACAGGAACGCATAGATAAACGTCTTGGCTTGGGGCCTAGTGTCCAGCCCCGCTGCCTGCTGATTGTAGGTGTGGATGTCTCCGTTAAGGATCAGGTCCGTATATTTAGCATCGTCCATGTAGTGGGCTAACATGCGCAGCTCAAGGCCGCTAGCGTCAATGCCGACAAGCTTGCTGCCCTCAGGCGCAACGAAGCACTGGCGGTACAGAGAGTCGCTAGGTATCTGTGCCATGTTAGGTGAGCTGTGTGTCATACGGCCCGTCACGGCACCGCACGTGTTGACACGGCCATGGATACGCCCGCTGTCTTGCACAGCATCAAGCCAGGACTTGAGCATACCGTAGCGCTTCTGCAGCGTAAGATACTCAAGGACTAGTACGGCTTCCGGTACGTGTTCGTTCTGCTTGAGCGTAGTCTCGTCCACCTTGGGCTTACCGCTGGGCGTAGTGTCACGCCACACGGCACCCTTCTGGGCCAGACGCTCCGCCACTTGCTGACGCGAAGCTACGTTGAACACAGTTACACGGTCCTTGAGTTGCTTACCAGTCTTCTCAGACCAGCGCTCCTCAATGATGGGCGGGAAGATAGCCTGCAGCTCTTCCTCAATCTCACGCATGCGCTGCTCATGCTCGCAGTACAGGTTGCATGCGGTGGGAAAGTCAAAGGCAAAGCCGTTGGCAATCTGCTGCACCGTAGCCTCAGCGACAGCATGCTCAAGGTCACGGCACTGCTGACTGAAGTCCTGCCGATCTAGCTCTGCGACGATGTGTTCATACACGTCCCAGTTAGCACGGCAGTCTTGCAGGCAGTAGCGGATCATGTCGTCCGTAAGGCCCTTGTCGAAGTCGGTAACGTCGAAGTCTTGCTTCAGTTCTTTACCGGCCCGCAGCGCCCAAGCTTTCAGAGAGTGTCCGCCCTCAGCAGGGGGGTTTAGTAAGCGGCCCATGACGAGAGTGTCATGGACCTTTCCTTCCCATGCCCAGCCCCAGACGCGCTCTAGAACCGGAAGGTCAAAGGCCAGCAGGTTGTGGCCGATGATGGTGTCAACGCCGCGTAGAGCGTCCCGCAATGCGGATGACGTGGTGCAGGATACGGCTTCGTTCCGTTCTGGTAGGTATACGCCCGCCATCCAGATCGTGTCGTGCGCTAGGTTCGTTTCGATGTCCACTACTGCTTTCATTCGGCTGTCTCCTTAGCCTACTTAGCTCTTCTTGTTCTTGCAATGCGATTACGTAGTCACCCATTCTACTCATAGTGTACTCCTTTACGCTGGCGTTATGCTACGTTACGGCCTAACTAATAATGGTATTGCTGTATTAGGTTTGCCGTAACGCTACATAACGATATTATTTTATCATGCCAGCATGGTGTGTGTCAAGCACCAGAGCCAACAACTTCACAAACACCGCCAGTGCAGGCCAGCTCTTGGCTTCCGGTGGTGGTGTCGCCACGCTCAAAGGCAGGCAGAGCAGCCCAGTCAATCTCAGGCATGTGAGCAGACAGCTCCTTGTACTCCTGCTCCGTAAGCTCCTGATAGGGCGCCTGACGGTACGTGCCGTTGTCGTAGGGCAGCAGGGAGATACCAGACATGATGTCCCAGTTGTCCCAAATCCATTGACACACAGCGAAGAACTCGTCCTCCTTGTAGTACACAGTGATGGACGGCTTGTGTTCGCACCAGTGTAGCTGATACTGTTTCCAGACTTCAAGCTGTCCGATAGCGCCAACATCGTTACGGAAGATGGAGGTCTTCGGTGCTTCAATCGGGAAGCTGAACACGGTGGTGGTGTCAGGCTTCATGACGCACGCCTCATACGGTACACCCTGAGCGCGCAGGAAGTCCGTCATCGGGTCTTTGTTATCCTGGCGCACCGTGCGTACGTAGTACCGTGAGTAGTTGGGGTGAATGCCTGACGCACACAGCGCAAGCTGGCTCACCGTACCGCTTGGCTTAACGCACGTGATGGCAGCAGCAGGGTTGATCTCAAGGCTCTCAGCCCACTGCTTGTTCACGTTGATGGCACGCTTACGCATTACGGTCAGCCACTCTTCAAGCTTCTTGTTACCCTTGCTGCCGTTGAGCACGGGGTGGTCCATGAGGCCCGTCAAGCTGACGCCAAGCAGCGCTTCCTCCTCGCAATTCTTCTTCCACACAGAGCGGAGGTAGCGGAAGTTAGTGAGCGTAGCCTGCAGCGTACCGAAAGCCGTAGCGATCTCAACCTTATCAAGCAGTTGGTCAAGCGTATCGGTGGAGCGTACGATCACTTCACTCAGGTTGCAGAACTCCGCAGGGCGTAGCAGGATTTCACTGCACGGGTTACACCCAAAGGCTGCGGTGTTGTCCCGCCGTCCGTTACGCCCCGCAATGTTGCGTGCTGCTTCCCGCGAGAAGATACCGCGCTCACCTGAATAGCTTTCATACAACGCTTTCATCTCGCTCATGAAGAACGGGAAGTCAGGCTTCTCGTCGTACACTGCGCTGTTGTTAGCCAAGGCACGCTGGCCGTTACGCTCCCACCACTGCCCAGACTTGGCTGCCTGCATGCGGTCAGACACAGGGCTTGACAGACTGATTAGGGCAGACCGGCGCACGCCGCCCACCACCACGATCTCAGCGATCTTACAGCAAATGTCATGGCACTCTAGGTCCGTGAGCTTCCTGCCCGCAGCGCCCTTGAACACGTCCACAAGGAAGCGGTGCAAGTCTTCCAGCGGCTCCGGCCCAGACGCCCTGCCACCAAAGGTCTTGAGCCGTGCGCCAGCGGGTCGTACCTGGGAGTAGTCAAGCTTGGGCACCTCGCCAGCGTAGAGCATGGCGATTAGCTGCCGCGTACTCTTAGCCCAGCCAATCTTGCTGTCCGCTACGACAATGGTGGTGTCCGTATCGGCAAACTCTTCGGCCACGACAGGCAGCTTCTTGACTTCCTCACGCTCTACGCTGAAGCCTACGCCCGTGCCGCAGAGCAAGATGTACATCAGCTCGTCAAAAGCTTTCGGGTCGTTGATCGCAAGGTAGGCGCAGTTGAAGCCAGCCACGTTGTCACGGTCCAGCGCAGGGCCAGCCGTCATGAGGGCGCGCATGCTGGGCACTACGTCAAGGTCATGGATAGCTTTCTTGAAGCGCTTGGCTTCGTTGCTGCTGACCATACCCTTGTCTTTCCAGTAGTTGACGTAGCGGTTGACCGTCTCGTCCCACGTCTCGCGGCGCTGCTCGTCATCCAGCCAGCGAGCGTAGCGACTAGCGTGGATGAACGCGCTGTAGCTTGGGTTGCTTGTCGGAATCATTTACTTCTCCTTTGTTGAAATACATACGCTCTAGTTTGTCAAGCTTTTTAGACACTTGGTCTAGTAATCTTTCCAGCTCCTCGACACGAAGTGCTGAGGCGGGGGTCTGTCGCATCCTAATTCCTCCATAATTTGTTCACGCTGCTCGTCGGTGTATCGTGACCAGCGCACAATTTGCTCCTTGGTTCTACCGCAGCCAGTGCATCTGTCCCCCATCAGCTCACACTCGCTGCGACACGGTGACTTCACAGCGCTTCCTCCTCCGGTGGCGTGTACTCAGACAGCCGTCCTGTGTCCATGTTGTACAGCAGGTGGCCCGCTGGTCCGGTGATGCCGCTGAAGCGATTCTTCAACACGCGAATGCGCGTGGTGTTGCGTTCAGTGGCACTCTCAGCTTGGCCGTTACGCTCCAAGCCGATTACAAAGTCGCTGAGCTGAGCGATGGACGCGCTGCCACGAAGCTGCGAGACAGACGTTACGGCTCCGTCCTCGTGGCCCTTACCGTCAGGGCGCTTGAGGTGGGACACAGCGAACAGCACAATGCCCGTGTCTTGGGTTAGCGTACGCAGCTTCGTCATGATCTCGTCAAGGGCTTTACGCTCGTCGCCTTGCTGCCCTGCCGATACCAATATGCTGATGTGATCCAGCACGATGACGTTGCAGTCCAACGCCTTAGCCATGAAGCGTACACGGGACACAACATCATCAACGCTAGCGCCAATGTCAAAGCCAGCGTCCATGATGAACAGCCTATCGTCCCCATACACACGGTCATAGCAGGCCATCCAGTCCTGAGAGCCACGTTCCACAGTGCTGATGGGCAGGTGTAGCGGGGTGCTTAGGTCCACGCTCATGAAGCCTTCAGCGGTGCGCTCAACGCTCTCTTCCATGAACAAGCAGCCAATGCGATTGTTCGTGGTGTTCTTGATGTGCATCACGATCTCACGCAGGATGCTAGACTTACCCAGCCCGCTGCCTGCCGTGATGGTCACAAGCTCCGTGGGACGGAAGCCGTACGTCAACTCGTTAAGCTTAGCCCACGGGTAGTCTCCAAGGCTGCGTGGCTTAGGCGCTAGCAGGCGCTCAAGCAGCTCCTCCTTGGACAGCACACCTTTCGGCGTATACAGCGACGCCTGCCAGAACGCATCCGTAAACTCCTTCTTACGGCCAGCCTTCAGGTAGTCGCAAGCGTCCTTGCCTAGCCGTGCGTCCAGCTTCATGACACGCAGCTTACCAGCAAACACTTCGGCAGCTTTCTCAATAGCTTCCTGGCCTGCCGCGTCAGCGTCAAAGCACAAGATGATTTCATCAAAGCCGTCAAGGAAATTATACGCTGCCTTGAAGTCCTTGCCTGCACTGCCAGCACCAGAACGCAGGGACACAACGGGTGACTTACCATCAAACAGTTGGTTAGCTGCTACAGCATCAAGCTCACCCTCAGTGACCACGATGCGTCGCTGTTCATGGTTGCCGTAACGCTGCTGACCAAAGAGCCCAGCGTCTTTAGTATTACCAACACAAGAGAACCCTTTAGTGCTGACGGTGCGTACCTTGAAGCCGATAGGCTGGCTGCTGTCTTCACCAAAGTATGGATAGTAATGCTTATCACCGTCAACAATAACGCCGTAATGCTTGGCGAACGTTGACGTAATGTTGCGCTCAGGGATGCTAGACGCAGGCGCTGCGGCCCACTTAGCAATCAAGCGCTCAAGCTCTGCGTCTTTAGTTTGTGTGTTGATAGGTTTCTCCGTTCCGAAGGAACGCTCCGGTTTGATGAACGGTATGGTGTTGTCGTTACGTGGCGCTGGCGTGTGCTTCTCGCAAGCGAAACAAAACTTACTACCGTTACTGTATACTGCGTTAGCGTCACTGCTACCGCATGCTTCACAGCCCTCGTGTTTAACGAAGGTAGATTCGCTATTGTTATACATCGTGTCCTCCGTAAAGGGACAAATATTTTATCATAAATTTTTGTGAAAGTCAACGGTCAATCATCGACATCAAGAGGTTAGCCACTTTCTCTCCATACTCTTTAGTGATGTCGCGCATTGCAATGCTGGAGTCTGTCTCCGGGTTGGCTAGGTAGTGGTACAATTCCTCCAGCTCAGGCCGCGTAATGTCGGCGTAGTGGTTGGCGTTATTGCCATTCGTCGTAGTCGTGGTCATCGTCGATCAGCTCCTCGATTTCAGTTTCATCATAGTCTTTAAAGAAGTCACGCTCTGCACGGCTGCGCAGCGGCCCGTCACCGTGCATGTGTACGTCGTTACCGTCCACCATAGAGTAGTCTCCAGAGGTAGCAGACAGCAGCGCAAAGCGTGCTGCGCGTGTGTCTTCCATCGTGTCCCAGCTAGTGGTGTCCATGACGGTTTCAAGCGTCAGCATGTTGCGCGTGACGCTGCGGTTAGCTTCACGCTCAATGTTATGCTGGCGGTACTGCTCAGGCGTAATGGTTTGCACCTTGCCGCCCGATGCCTGGAATGCTGCAACATCAGCAGCCAGCGCCTCACGCTCAGCGTCCTTATCCTTTCGCGTGGTGTGTAGTGCCATGCCTTACTCCTATGTTTTCCCAAGGTAGCGTATTGATTAAGCCGTGCACGCTGCCCTTAACGTCACCGTGTATGTCACCGCCTACGCTGCCGCCTATGCTGCCCCATACGCTGCCCTTGACGGTGCCCTTGACTGTCAGTATACGCCACTCCTTGCTTTTCGGCGTGTACTCAAAGTCTATCATGCTCAGCACTTGCTCAAGCGTTGGCTTCGGGGCGTTAGGGTCGGGGCGTGTTACTTGATAGCTGCCCATGCTACTGCTCCTCCTCGTCAGAGTCTAGCATAACTTCAAGCGTATCAATAGCTTGCGCAATGTCAAGTAGCAATCGCGCTTCGTTGTCGCTAAGCTGATGCTCTACAACGCGCAGCACAGCATACGCATTGGACAGTAAGTCAGCGGCACGGGCGCGTGCGTCAGTGAGTCGTGGGGTCATTCCAGCTCTCCTTGATCCATTCATCATACGTTAAGAAACATTTCCGGTGGTAAGACCAGAACCTGCACAGCTTGTATACGTCACTC